GACCTACACACCCTCGCCGTTCGACATCTTTCTCCCGGCGAATGTCGAGGGGAGAATCTCTACGGCGCAACTAAGCCTAGACAATGTAGACCGGGCCTTGATTGATTCACTCCGGCTGGCTACCTCGGCCTTTCAGGTCGATATGAAAGTGGTATTGGGTAGTGATCCCACGGACACACTGGTAGAGTTCACGGACTACACATTAAGGAATGTTTCTTATGATGCCTTTTCTATTACAGGCACCCTGACATTGGAAGACTTCCTGAATGAACCGGTGGGCAGGATCATGACCGGCTCGGTGTATCCTGGTTTATTTTACGTATGATCCCCGGCTGGGTTGAAGGTTATCTCTCGATTGACTATGAAAAGGTCAATTGCTGGGAGCTGGTGAGAAAGGTCTATCAGGATAGACTAGACATTGACGTGGGTTGTATCGACGACCAACGTACAAAAATGAGAGAGGGAGACTGGGTTGATCTGCACACTGTTGACTTTGAATTTGAAGCCCTCGACGTTTTGCTATTTAAGAACTCAGCCGTGAACCGACACGTGGGCTTGATGTTAACACCGACCTTAATGCTCCACACCGTCAAGGGCGCAAACAGTTGTATTGAAAACTGGGATACACATATCTGGCGCTCGCGCCTTGTAGGAATCTACCGGCACAAGTCCAGATGCAAATAGATAAACAACTAGCGACCGTCTGTCCCAACCCGTTCAGGTTTGACCACATCACGCACGAATGGAATCCGGGCGAGAGTGTGGCTGATATTCTGTTAGCCGTTCAGCCTAATAAAGAGATGTGGGGCGGGGCGCATGTCTATTTAGATGATATAGAAGTGCTTGCCGAGCATTACCACGTTGTTCGCCCCAAGCCCGGCACGCTGATTACCATTCGCGTTCTTCCTGAAGGTGATAACTTCCTGCGGACTATCGCACAGATAGCCGTCACGGTAGCGTCATTCTATGCCGGACCTTACGCCATTCTTGTTTATGCGGCGGGAACGTTAGCGGTCAACGCATTAATCCCGTTGGAAGCCCCGCCCGAGCCTGAACAGGATAACGTCAGCCAGGCGTTAACCGTTGGCGCATCAAGAAACAGAGTTGACCCGTTTGGGACAGAGCCTACAATTTTAGGTAATTATTTTGTGGTCCCGCCTTTTGCCAGTCGGAGCTATACCGAGCTGCAGGGAAGTGACCAGTACGTGGTGATGCTGTTTACGCTGGGGATTAAACCCTTAGAGGTTAATCGCAACTATATAAAAATAGGCAACACCCTTGCCACGACATATGAAGACGTAGAAATTGAAATAGTAACCGGTGGCAGTGACGACGATGCCGCCATTACGCTATATAAAGACATCGTAGCAGAAGACATTGTGAACCAGGTTATCCCCGGCGGGGGTGAGCCGGGAACGGCTGAGTATGCCACGGCTGCAGAAACCGATTCAGTGGTGTACGAGATTTCATTTCCCTACGGTTTAGTGAAATACGAGCATAACACTGGAGACCTCAAGAACCGGACTGTAAATGTTTACGTCAAGTATTCAACCACGGCAGCCCCAACGACATGGATTTCAATAGCTACCCATACATTCACCGCGAAGTCTGCCACTCCTATAAGAAAAGGCTTTAACTGGACCTGCCCGACCCGTGGCCAGTACAACATCCAGATGACGGCAGACGTTGAGAACGATCAGGGCGAAGACGGGATTGTCCGATATACAAAAAGATTCTTTTCAATACTGCGAAGCAAGCAAAACGCCAACCCGGTATCGGATGATGACGTGGGTTTGGTTGCAATCCGTATACGGGCAACAGACCAATTATCGGGTTATCCTGACACTATTGGCATGTACTGCCAATCTATTGTCCCAAGTTATGGCGCGGCAACGCCGTGGGATGACGCCATCAGTAACAACCCGGCGGACTTGATTCGGTGGATACTGACAGGTCCACGGAATGCCAGAGCTTTATCGACGAGTCGATTACACGCGCAGTCTTTCATTGATTTCTGGACACACTGCGATACTGAAGGATTTACGTACAACCAGCACATAGATTCTACGACGACCATCATGCAGACCATACAGAACATCGCCCGTGCGGGCTATGGTCGAGTGGTTCAGGTCGATGGATTGTGGCGTATCATTATCGACAAGGCGCAGACCGTACCTCGTCAAGTCTTTACGCCGAGAAACAGTTGGGGGTTTCAGGCCAACCGGGTTTTCCCTGAGTCTGTCGATGGCTTTAGAATCAGATTTATAAACGAGACCGACGACCCAACAAGCAGCACGTATTTGAATGACGAAATTATTGTTTATGATGATAATAAAAATGCCGGAAACAGTACCGTTTTTGAGAGCATTACGGCTGTCGGGATTACTAACTGGGATCAAGTCTGGCGGTATGGCCGACGGTATCTAGCGGTCGCACGGTTACAACCCGAGTCGTTCACGTTTAGTGTAGATGCCGAGCACCTTGTAACCATCGTGGGCGATCGGGTTGACTTGATTCAAGATGCCTTACTCGTAGGACTTGGAGCAAGCCGGGTAAAATCAATCACCTCAACCACAGTTACCCTTGACGCAGAAATACAGGGCGATGGAGTAACGAGTTATTCCCTGCAGTTCAGGGACAAGACCAATACGATCACACTGGTACCCATCGATACGTTTACCGGCAGCACAACCAGCGCCACGTTCACTTCTACACAAACGACCCTACCGGCAGCGGCGGGTGATCTATGTGTCTTTGGTGAGTCGGGTGCTGTTGTCTTCCCGATGTTAATAAAGAATATAGAACCACAGGCGGACTTGAGTGCCCGGTTAAGTTGCATCCCGTATAACGAAGCAATATACACATCCGATACAGGCACCATTCCTGATTATGACCCGGTAATCACCTACCCTGCGGGGTCTGCGTTCCCCGTGTTTGGATTGATTACCTCGGATGAATATGTCATGTGGCGCGATGCCTCGGGGGTTTTACAGCCGAGGATGGTTGTCACCTTGTTATTTGAAACAGAGCGCCGGGACGTTCAATCGGTTATCGCGCAATATCGGGAATATAATACAACGCCCAGCAATGCAGCCGAGTGGATATCCTTGCCGCTGTTACCGGGTGATGTAGGAACATTTACCATTACGGAAGTCACCGAGCTGCAACAGATTGAAGTCCGCGCCCGGTATCAATTCAATGACGGCACGTCGTCAGTGTGGGGGACGTATACCGACACAGACCTGGGAACGCCTTACCATACGGTGGTCGGGCAGACAGGCGCACCGCCGGACGTGGATAACTTCACAGTCACCAGTCAAAGCGATGGCACCCGAGAGTATACCTGGAGTTATGATGTAACAACGGACATCCCGCCCGATCTGGCCGGGTATGTGATTCGCTATGCAGACACCGATACATACCCGACCGAGCCAACATGGGCCAATATGACGGCACTGCATACAGGATTGTTGAATGCCTCGCCATTCGAGTTCAATGCGCCGTTCAGTGGGGACTGGTGGTTCAGCATTAAAGCGGTGGACCAGTCAGGTAATTATTCAGAGAATCAAAAGCAAACGCCGATTGTCACTCTTGGACTTCCTCGACTAGGGGACTCCTTGTTCTACCTGGACCACTACGCCAATGGCTGGCTGCAGGCATCCGACCCCGGAGCGACTTTAACGCTCTGTAATGTCAGTGACGCCACGGGCTATTTAACCGGTGCTTTCACACAGACATGGACATCAGGCAGCACATGGACACTTGGTGTGACTTGGGGCGGTACGCCCGCGAGCTCGGGGGTTATATTGGAACACGACACCGGCACCGGTTCGGTGTATCCCATTGCCTTCGATGATACAGTGACAAGTATGCGAGTCGTGACGACGATTATGGCGGACTCGGGCGGAACTTATACGTATGAATACGCATTGAATGGTGGAGCGTACACAACGGCCAACTATGACAAGGCTGCTTTTGAAGCACTGACATTCTCGAGCGTGGACACGTTGGGCATTCGACTCGAAGTGGCTAACATCCCGTTGTCGGGTGTACAAAACTGGATATTACAGGGGTTTGCAAACTGATGGCTTTAATTCCACAGATGACAGAGCAGCGCCAAGAATGGCTATTAAGACTTCTTCAGTCCACAGATGACAGAGCAGCGCCAAGAATGGCTATTAAGACTTCTTCAGCGTGAGATGAAAACGGGCGGGGCGCGATCCAGAAAGAAAAAACAATCCAGCCGTGTTAAAAAGCAGAACAACAAATTCTTTGTATTAACGCCTGATGGAGATGACATATGAGCACCTGGCCCGATCCCTCTGCAACCGTCCCAACGACGGATTTAGACAACGATACCGACAACCTGGCAGCGGCGCGGGTTGATATCCTTGACGCTGTTCAAAAGCTAAATCAGATTCTAGGGACGTGTACTATTGCCTCCACCCCGTGGACTGACTTAAACGACACCACATTGCAGAAGCGTATTACCAGCGGCACAACGAACGGGATTGTTTTGGAAGATGCCAGCGGTGATGTCATTACATCAGGCAAGACGATATCAGCAACACTCACAGATACCGATGCCGTGGTCCCAACCAGTGGCGCGGTGGTAGATTATGTTGCGGCCAACACAGCGCCACCCCTGACGCATACCGGGTCCAACTTTACCGGCAGGACGGCAACGCTGGGTGAAGCTACCAATATTCCGACCAGCGCGACGCAGGTTGTGGTTACTTTTACCGGGTTAAGCACGAATTCTTCATTAGACTATATCCGTATATATTTAGGTGATGCAACTTATTCATATTCAGCCGCAAAAACACAAGGTACAGGCGCACAGCTAACGGATGGCGGGGTAAGTTTGTCAGTGGTGACTCCTGATGCCGCAGACACATCATATGGAACGGTTACTTTCACCCGGATAAACGGAACCACGACATGGGTAGTGGCTGGGTCCGTCATTAATGTTAGTAATGAAGCGGTTGGAGGCTATATAACCACCACAGCAACCACTGACCGCATTAAAATAACCACATCATCCGGTGCCTTTGATGCCGGTACGGCTTCGGTCTACTGGGTGGAATAGATGACCGAAGAACACGAACAATTCCACCACCACACGATTGAGCTATTGGCCAGCCTGGAATCCTTGACGCAGGGGATGCTCGTATTGTTTGCCGTGGCAACCGTGATTGTTATATTTCACATCTACAGGAATAAGTAATGACAGATGACCAGTTTAGCTTTGACAAAAAGACATTGGGTTGGCTGCTTGTTGCTATTCTTGGCGGGAATATAGGCGTGGTAACACTGAACCGTGTGTCACCAGATATGCGGGCTGATGCCTTTACTGCGACCGAGGCCAAAAAGATGCAGGCTGAGATCACGGCCATCCATGCTATACAACAAACTATGCTTTTCAGGATGGCGCAGCGTGAGCAGCAAGACAAAGAAATGCTCAACCGGATTAGAACGCTTGAGCGGGTAAAATGAAACAGAACCTGCACGACATACATTCTATAGTGGTTCATTGTTCAGCCACGAAAGAGGATGTCTGGGTGGATGCACATGATATTGATGAGTGGCACAAGGCCAGGGGCTGGTCAGGCATCGGCTACCATCGCGTCATCCTATTGGATGGATCAGTACAGCAGGGCAGGCCGTATACGACTCGCGGCGCGCATGTGAAAGGAAACAATATGAACACCATCGGCATCTGTATGATCGGTGGTCTGGATGAGAACGGGAAGGCTAAAAACACCTTCAAGCCCGAGCAATTCCATAGCCTTATATCAGAGATTTGTAATATACGAACCTTTGCCGGGGATGGGTCAGGGGTGGCGGTGTGTGGTCACAGGGACTTCTCGCCCGATCTGAATGGGGATGGATTGATTACCCCGAACGAATTTATAAAGGAATGTCCCTGTTTCTCGGTGGCTCAAAAGATGAAGGAGTGGCGGATGTGAATATAGTTAGACAATTCCTAGCAGGCATTCTGGCGGGCGGGATCACCAGCGGCACGGCAATCACCACCATGCTTCAGGAGACAGCCCTTACAGCTATTTCGGCAGGCGAGTGGCTATCTATTGCTATTGGTGGGCTGACAGCGGCAGCGGCTGGCTGGCGCACTCTGCTGACTGAGCCAAAAAAATGACAGACGACGACTACAAAGCAGCGGGAGTGTTTGCCCCTGCCTCCTTTTGGGCAAAGACCGTGCGACCTGGTGGTTGTGGTGCTGGTAAACTCGGTGACTTGTTAATCCCTGATTCTTTATGGGGGCTGAATGTTACCTTTATGTGTAAAATCCACGACCATATGTACGGCACAGGTCTGACAGAAGAAGACCGGGAAAAGGCAGACCGGGTATTCAGAAATAACCTGATGCGCTGGGTTGCTTACAAATCTAAAAGCGGTGTCCTGAAGTGGTTACGGATGCGGCGAGCGGTAAAGTATTATAGTGCGGTAAGAATGTTCGGCGGGCCTCCGTTCTGGAACAATAAGCACTGACAGTTTGGGAACGTCTAGCCCCGGCGAAAGTGATCGGCCTATACCGATTATTGGCGTTCCCTCTGTAGGTAGTAAAGCTGAATATATAGGTATTCGGTCGAGAGGTATTTATTATGGCGTTTAATGACTTTTTCAAAGAATATCCGAATCGTAACCTGGAGCTGCGATCTGTAGCCAAGCAGGTCTATGAGTTCGGTAAGACTATTGCAAGGGAACCATCTGCGGCACATTCTAACGGCCTTGACGCTCACGCACTGAAGCGTCAGCGCAGTTATGTAGAACACGCCGACAAGATGGTTGAGGCTTTCGCTGCTTCTCCCTTGCCTGATAATCCTGCGTCTCATCCTACCCAGCTTCCGATTGATTTCTCCGAGGCATACATCACGTTCACGACTGATGTAAACGGGAATAATATTCCATTGAATGAAGCAACCCAGCTTCTGGCGGAAAACTGGATGATTCTGGCTGTTGAAATGGCAAAATCTCAATCTGCTGCATTGGCTGGATCGTTTATTACTTTCGATTTCAATCGTGCCAAAAATAACATTGGGGTTATT